AGCTTTGATAAGTCTCTTAATCTAAACCGACTATCGGTGGAACAAACACATTTAGTCTCTTAGGAGACAATACTAATATAACCCACCGAGAGTCACCTTTATGTGTCGCCGAATTATCGGGATACATTTTTTTAACCTTGCTTTAACCAGGAGGTCACAATGACTATAAATGAGCAAATCTGGAGAGAATTATCTCCATTCACAGTCGGATTCGATAATGTTTTTAATAACTTAGATCGAGTTCGTCAATCACCACAAACCAATTATCCGCCTTACAATATTCGTAAGGGTAAAGTAGAAGATACTTTCCTTATCGAATTAGCTGTCGCTGGATTTAGTGAAGAAGACTTAACTATATCAGTTAAAGAAACTAATCTCACTATTGAAGGAGATATCGGCGAAAAAGATAATGGGTTTATTCATCAAGGAATCTCACAACGAAAATTCAGTAGGAACTTTGTTCTTGCCGAAGATGTAGTTGTCAAAGGTTCTGATCTTTCAAATGGTATTCTTACCATCTATGCAGAAAGAATAGTTCCAGAAGAAAAGAAAGCTAGAACTATCGAAATCGGTGAACTTAAAAAAACAGAAAAGAAGCAATTTCTATCTGAATAAATAGTATGTGTAGTTGACCTGTCAAAAACTTGACAGGTCAGCGTTTGGTGATATAATAATAGTATGTTAAAAAATAATAAACAATCGGGAGATAAATATGGGAATTTGGAATAAATTCGTAAACTTCATGGTTGGTGAACCTACGGGAGAAAGAGCTAAAGATAGTAAAGGGAGATTTGTTGCAGATGATAAATCAACACCTAGTACTAACGAAGCTTATAAAGACGGAAGAAAACCAGTTAAGAAAGTAAGAAAAACAGCGGTCAAGAAGACAACTGTAAAGAAAACAACCACTAAAGGTCGTGGAAGACCTAAAGGTTCTAAGAACAAAGTGAAATGAAGTCAGTAGGACTTATACAAGTAGTAGCTTCAATGTTCGGACTATTCGTAGTAACAAGTCTTTTAGTAGGGTATGATATGTCATCTCTATTTGAAGCATTAAATACAACAACTGGATTTTTCGGGTTGTTAGTATTTGTTGGTTTATTGGGTTATGCCGAAAATCGATAAAGAACTAAATACTCATTATCCATTATTTGAAGAAGGACTCTATACAGAAGTTGTTCATCAAAATGGAGAGAAGGCTATCAAAATACTCAAAGGTGAGTATGTAGATGTTATCTATCAGTATGGGAGTATCAATATGATACCTCGTGAAGATAGTGAAATACCTACAGTAGATTTTGAGAGAGCAGTCAGATCGTGTCCAGAAGCTTTGAAGGATACGATATCTGATGATGATGAGTTTAACCAATTAATGGGGAATATCCTCATTGAATTACTAGCCAATCAAGGGTTAGAGGAATTAAATAAAAATGGAATATAGTAAGGAATTTATGGTGCGTCTCAAAGACGAGATTGCATCTGATGAAGGTACAGTACTTGAAGTATATCATGATCACTTAGGTTATCCAACTGTAGGTGTCGGACATCTTATTAAAGATAGCGATCCAGAGTTTGGAGAAGGTGTAGGATTCAAGGTATCACAAACAAGAAGTGATGAATTATTTTATCAAGACATAAATATATGTTTAGATGAATGTGAGAGACGAATGAATGAGTGGGATAACTATCCTAATGAAGTTCGATTGATTCTCGCTAACATGGCTTTTAATCTAGGTATTACTAGATTATTAAAATTTCAAAAGATGTTTTCAGCACTTAACGCTGGTGACTATGTACAAGCATCTATTGAAGGACTGGATTCGAGGTGGGCTAAACAAGTCTACAATCGAGCTCATAGATTAATGGACAGGTTAAGAACTGCCCAATAAAGATAGGATATATTATGGAAATAGATAAACAATTAAGACAAGCTCTTATATTAAAATATCAAGGTGATATCGCAGCTGCTAAAGCTAATATCACAATCTACATGAAAAATAGTGTAGGAATCGGCGAGCATCCCGATATAATTGCTGCTATTGATGAACAAGTCAATCTACTAGCCACAGCTGAAGATAAACTCCATACATTGGAACGACACTTCGAGCCACCAAAAGTAGTTTGACAAGAATCAATATAATACCTGTAGAAGAACTAACCGATCAACATTTGATGGCTGAATATCGAGAGATGTTCATGGTTGGTTCTGCACTACAAAAATCACTTAAATCCCCTAATTGGGATAAGAACCGAATTCCTAAAGAATTAACTTTAGGTACAGGTCATGTCATGTTTTTTTATGACAAAGGTCAATATCTATATAAAAGATATGAACAGATTCGAAAAGAATTAACAAAACGAAATTATAAATTAGATAAGACACGCTTATTTAAAGTCACACAATTTCCAACAGAATATTACAATGATTGGACACCTACAGATAGAGACAGAGCTATCTTAAGAGAACGAATACAAGAAAGAATAAACGAAAAACCAGAATGGTATAGACACAATGGCGTTTCCATAGTATAATAGATTATACACAAAAAACAAATACATGCATTATTACACAAACATCAAAAGATACAAGGACTTCATCCTTGCAAAAGGAATCAGAAACGGTGAGAGATATCTCAAACGAGTAAAATACGAACCGACTCTTTACATTCCAACAAATAAAGAATCACCACATAAATCAATTTCAGGTGAATATTTACAATCAAAGAAATTTAGTTCTCCAAGTCAAGCAAGACATTGGAAGAAACAATACGACAACACAGGTATCGACATACACGGATTGGAACAATGGGAATATACTTATATTGCTGAATCGTTTCCGAGTGAAGTTGAATTCGATATCAAAAAGATCAACATACTTAATATCGATATTGAGTGTGAGTGTGAAGGTGGATTTCCAGAACCAACAGAAGCAGAAGAACGCGTCAATGCTATAACAATGAAACTCTTTGGACATAAAGAGACACATGTCATTGGTATTGATAACTTCGAATACAAGAATGATGATCCGAATGTGATCTATCATAAGACAAGACACGAAAAAGAACTCCTCTTAGAATTCATGAGAATATGGAAAGAGTTAGAACCAGATATCATAACAGGTTGGAATGTTGAAACATTCGATATTGCTTACCTGGTTAATCGTATTTGGAAACTATTTGATTGGGAGACAGTTACTAAATTATCTCCTCACGGATTAGTTACATCAAGAGAATGGTTGTATATGGGTCAGAAGAAAATGATATCATATAACATTGCAGGTATATCTATCTTAGATTATCTTGAAATGTACAAGAAGTTCACATACAAAACGAGAGAAACATATCGATTAGATCATATCGCAGAAGTAGAACTTGGTAAGAGAAAAATTGATTACTCAGAGTTCGGAGCGATGCATCTATTCTACAGAAATGACTATCAGAAGTTCTTAGATTATAATATCAGAGATACAGAACTGGTCGAACAACTAGACGATAAACTACAACTCATGGAGTTAGTTATCACTATGGCTTATCAAGCAAAGTGTAACTATGAAGATGTATTCGGTTCAGTAAGATATTGGGATTTGATTATCTACAACTTCTTAAAGAAACGAGGTATGGTTCCACCACCAAAGAAACTAGCTCAAGATTCACGAATCGTTGGTGCTTATGTAAAAGAACCACAGATAGGTCAACATAAATGGGTGATGTCTTTTGACTTGAATAGTCTATATCCACATCTAATCATGCAATACAATATGAGTCCAGATACATATCAAAAGAAGATATTCAATCAAGAGATTAGTGTTAAGAAGTTACTAGAAGGTGAAGTTGATCTCAGTATGTTAACTAATACAACTGTAACACCAAACGGAGCATTATTCAGAACAGACAAACAAGGATTCTTACCAGAACTCTTAGAAGAAATGTATGATCAACGAGTACTATTCAAGAATCAGATGATTAAAGAACAGAAACGATTGGAGACTATTCCAAAAGAAGATATTGTTAAAAGAAAAGAATGTGAGTATGAGATTGTTAAATATAATAACAATCAGATGGTCAGAAAGATATCACTTAACAGTTGTTATGGTGCTTTAGGTAATCAGTATTTCAGATACTTCAACAGAGAGATTGCAGAAGGTATTACAACAGCAGGTCAGTTAAGTATTAAATGGGTAGAGAAAGCTGTTAATGAATATCTAAATAAAATACTAGGTACAGATGATGATTATGTTATCGCAATCGATACTGATTCGATCTATGTAACATTCGACAAGTTAGTTACTAAAGTTAGTCCGAACAATCCGATTGACTTCTTAGATACGATAGCAAAAGAGAAGTTCGAACCAATGATTAATGAATCGTATGAACAACTTTCTTCATACATGAATGCATATCAGAACAAAATGGAAATGGGTCGAGAAGTCATAGCAGATAAAGGTATCTGGACAGCAAAGAAAAGATACATTCTCAATGTACATGATTCAGAAGGTGTAAGATATAAAACACCAAAACTAAAAATGATGGGTATCGAGACAGCAAAGTCTTCAACACCAATGTGGTGTAGAAAGAAACTAGAAGAAGGTATCAAGACATTAATGACTGGTACTGAACAAGATGTGTGGGAGTTCATTGAAACTTCAAGACTGGAGTTCAATCAATTACCAATAGAAGAAGTTTCTTTTCCACGAGGAGTGAGTGATATCAAGAAATATTACAACGCAGCTTCTATCTATAACAAGGGTACACCAATTCATGTTCGTGGATCACTACTTTACAATAACTTTTTACATAAATACAATATAGACAAGAAATATCCTATAATACAGAATGGTGAGAAAGTGAAGTTTTGTTACATGAAGCTTCCAAATATAATGAACGAAAATGTGATATCATTTGTTTCAGCACTTCCGAAAGAGTTTAATCTTGATGATTATATTGATTATGATTTACAATTTTCAAAATCATTCGTTGAACCTCTCGGAGTAATATTAGATAAGATCGGGTGGACAACAGAAAAAGTTAGTACACTTGAATCATTTTTTGGATAGAGATATGAAAAACTTGACAGATACAGAAACGGTAGTATAATAGATATATGACTTCGATAGAATACATTTTTATAATACTTCACTTGGTCACATGGACAGGTCTTGTTCTTTTAGCTGTTGAAATACATAGTTGGAAGAAAGAGATTCGTCAACATATTGACTATGACAATAGTCTAAGAGCTATGAGGAAAAATCATAGAAATAAATAAATAAATTATGGAGATAATATATAATGAGTTATTTGAAAAGCTTAATAAAAACAACAGGTAATGAGTTCGCTTCTATTGTAGAAGACGGAGTACAGGCAGCAGATGTAAGTGGTTACATCGATACTGGTTCGTACATCTTTAATGCACTCTTATCAGGTTCAATATACAATGGACTACCTAACAATAAGATCACAGCATTAGCAGGTGAATCAGCAACAGGTAAAACATTCTTCGCACT